GACCGTGCAGGCCACCTGGCGCAAGTACCAGATCGACACCAAACTCAAGATCCTCCGCATGACGAACCCCGCCAGATATGCCGAAAAGGTGTCCGTGGATCATGCTGGCGGCATCACCCTGAACGTCATCACGGGCGTCCCGGATGCCGACGAAGGCTGAAACCGTCACGCTCGGGTACGTCCCGCGCACGTGGCAGCGCAAGTGCCACAAGGAACGCAGGCGGTTCACGGTCCTCGCCCTGCACCGCCGTGCCGGCAAGACGGAGCTCGCCATCATGCAGCTCCTCAACGCCGCCCTGAAGTTCACGGGCGACCTCGGGTTCTTCGTCTATACCGCGCCGTACCTCAAGCAGGCCAAGGCCATCGCCTGGGCGCGTTTGAAGCAGAAGATCGACCCGTTCATCCGCACGGGCGCCGTGGACGTCAACGAGGCCGACCTCGCCGTCACGTTCAAGCACAACAAGGCCACGATCCGCCTGTTCGGCGGCGACAACCCCGACGCCCTGCGCGGCGTGCGTTTGGACGGGTGCGTCATCGACGAGGTCGCCCAGATCAAGCCCGAAGTCTGGAACGACATCATCCAGCCAGCCCTCTCCGACCGCAAGGGCTGGGCCATGTTCATCGGGACGCCCGCAGGCATCAACCTGTTCAGCGAGTTGTACTACCGCGCCAGCACCCTGCCCGACTGGTATGCGGCGCGGTACACGGTCCACGACACCGACGCCCTCGACGCCGACGAGGTGGCCCGCCTCGAGCGCGACATGCCCGAGCAGGCGTTCGCTCGCGAGTACCTGTGCGACTTCAGCGCCGCAGGCGATGACCAGCTCATCAGCCTGTCCGACGCGGAAAGCGCCGCCGAGCGCCAATACCCAGACGGCGACGTGATCGACGCCCCGCTCGTCATCGGCGTGGACCCGGCACGGTTCGGCGATGACCGCAGCGCCATCGTCCTGCGGCAAGGGCTCCGCATGGAGAACCCACGAATCTATACGGGCATCGACAACATGGCGCTAGCGGCGGCAGTCGCCAACGTCATCGAGGAGCGCGACCCGGACGCCGTGTTCATCGACGCGGGAGCCGGCGCGGGCGTGATCGACCGTCTGCGGCAACTTGGCTACGAGGTGACCGAGGTGCCGTTCGGCGGCAAGGCCACGTTCCCGAACCTGTTCGTGAACAAGCGCACCGAGATGTGGTGGGCCATCAAGGAATGGATCGACCAGGGCGGCGCGATCCCCGACCGCACCGACCTGAAGCAGGAACTGTCCACCCCGCTGTACTGGTACGACAACGTGGGCAAGCGCGTCCTCGAGTCAAAGGACGAGGTCAAGAAGCGGCTTCAGGGCGGCGGAAGCCCGGACATCGCCGACGCGCTCGCGCTCACGTTCGCGTACCCGGTTGCCAAGATGCTGCCTCGAGAGGTGCGCGAGAAGCTGTCGCCGCGCCGCGAGGATCACGACCCGTACGAGGACATGTGAGTACCCGTAACGACTAGCGAGAGGAATACAGTCCGTGAGCATCATTCGCCACGCCACCGAGCAGGACATCGACGCATTGACCGCAATGGCCCGCGAGTTCCTCGCCTACAGCGCGTACGGCACGATGATCGCGCCGTCCGACGATGACATCCGTGCCGGCCTCCGGGCCGTGCTGACGGCCGGCGTCGTGTTCGTGGCCGAGGTCGGCGAACGCATCGTCGGGGCCGTGGTCGGCGTCGTGGCGCCCATGTGGTTCGCGCCGAGCGTCACGGCCGCCGTCGAACTGGCATGGTGGGTGGACCCCGCGCATCGCATGACGCGCATCCCGTTCCGGCTCATGCACGCGCTCGAGGCGTGGGGCAAGGAGCGCGGCGCGCAGCTCATGTGCATGAGCGAACTCGTCATCGAAGGCACGACGCCCGTTGCAAAGATGCTCGGGCGCATGGGATACGTGAACACCGAACGAACGCACGTAAGGGAGATCTGACATGGCAGCGATTTCGTCCATCCTCGCAGGCATCGCCGCAGGTGCCGCAGCCGCAGGGACCGGGTACGCCATCGTCGCGGGCGAGCGTGGCGCGTCCATGCAGCAGCAGGCGATGGGAGAGCAGCGTCAGGCCCAGCAGGCCGCCGCCGCCTCGGCCCGTTCGCAGCAGCGACGTAGCCAGCAGGCGATGGCCGCCGCCAACCGCGCCGAACCCGATGTCGCCGGGATCATGGGACGCGCCGCGGCCGAAGGCGCCGGCGGCCCCGCCAGCACCATGCTCACCGGGCCGATGGGAGTGAACCCGCAGGATCTCCAGCTCGGGCGCTCGTCGCTCCTCGGAGGTTGACGTGAGCCAGTACACCGGAGACGCATCCTCGTACCCCAACGCGCCCACGCGGGATCGGCTGTTCACCCGCTGGGGCCAGCTCAAGAGCGAGCGCGCCTCCTGGTACGCACACTGGCAGGAACTCACGTCGTACATCCTGCCGCGCAACGGCCGCTACTTCGTGCAGGACCGCAACCGCGGCTACCGCCGGCACAACAACATCTACGACAACACCGGGACGCGGGCGCTCCGCACGCTCGGCGCCGGCATGATGTCGGGAGCCACGAGCCCCGCACGCCAGTGGTTCCGGCTCGCCACGCCCGACCCCGAGCTGAACTCGTTCGCGCCCGTGAAGCTGTGGCTCGATGACGTGACCAAGCGCATGCAGCGCGTGTTCCAGAAGTCGAACACCTACCGCAGCCTGCACCAAATGTACGAGGAACTGGGGTGCTTCGGCACCGCGTCCTCGATCATGCTCCCGGACTTCCAGGACGTGATCCACCACTACCCACTGACGTGCGGCGAGTACTGCATCTCAACCGACGCCAAGGGCCGCGTCTGCACCCTGTACCGCGAGTTCGACATGACCGTCTCGCAGATGGTCAAGGAGTTCGGGCTTGAGAACTGCTCCGTGAGCGTGCAGAACATGTACCGCACGGGCAGCCTCGACCAATGGGTGCCGATCATCCACGCCATCGAGCCGAGGGCCGACCGCGACATCGGCAAGCGCGACAGCAAGAACATGCCGTTCGGGTCGTGGTACTTTGAGGTCGGCGGCGAGGACGGTCAGTTCCTGCGCGAGAGCGGGTTCATGCAGTTCCCGGCGCTGTGCCCGCGTTGGTCCGTGGTCGGCGGCGACATCTACGGGAACAGCCCCGGCATGGAGGCGCTCGGCGACATCAAGCAACTCCAGCACGAGCAGCTCCGCAAGGCGCAGGCCATCGACTACCAGACGAAGCCGCCGCTCCAGGTGCCGGCCGCCATGAAGAACCGCGACGTGGAGACGCTCCCGGGCGGGATCTCGTACTACGACGGCGCATCGAACGGGATCAAGACCGCGTTCGAGGTGAACCTCAACCTCCAGTACCTGCTGAACGACATCGTGGACTGCCGCGAGCGCGTCCGCGGAGCGTTCTACGCCGACCTGTTCCTCATGCTGGCGAACATGCCGAACACGCGCATGACCGCCACCGAGGTCGCCGAGCGCCACGAGGAGAAGCTCATCATGCTCGGGCCCGTGCTCGAGCGCCTGCACAACGAGCTGCTTTCCCCGCTCGTGGACATGACGTTCACGCGCATGATCTCGTCCGGCCTGATCCCGCCCGCCCCGCAGGAATTGCAGGGCATGGACCTGAACATCGAGTTCGTCAGCATGCTCGCGCAGGCGCAGCGCGCCATCGGCACCAACGCCGTGGACCGCTTCGTCGGCAACCTCGGCGCCATTGCGCAGATGAAGCCCGACATCCTCGACAAGTTCGACCAAGACCAGTGGGCCGACATCTACGCCGACATGCTCGGCGTGGACCCGTCGCTCATCGTTGCCGACAAGGACGTTGCCCTCCTGCGCGACGCCCGCAACCAGGCGCTCGCCGCCAAGGAGCAGGCCGCCGTCATGCAGCAGCAGTCGCAGACGGTCAAGAACATGGCGCAGGCGCCAACGCAGGGACAGAACGCGCTCACCGACGTGGTGAACATGTTCAGCGGCTACAACTCGCCGAGCGCGGTTGAGGTCGGCTAGTACCCGTAAGCATTAGACACAGGGATACATTCCGCCCGTGAGCACGTACGACCCCCTCGACCTGCGGGGACAGGAGCGCGACAAGGCCGAACGCGAGCTGCGTGAGCGACTTGAACGGCAGGCAGAGGAGGCGGATGTTCGGTGGCTCATGTCCAGCAAGCGCGGCCGCCGCATCGTGTGGCGGCAACTGGACCAGGCGGGCGTGTTCCGAAGTTCCTTCAACACCAACGCGATGTCGATGGCATTCGCGGAGGGCGGAAGGAACCAAGGGCTGCGGTTGCTCGCGATGGTCCACGAGCTCTGCCCGGAGCAGTACCCGGCAATGATGAAGGAACAATCCACCAATGACGGAACCAATGATGATGGAAGCAGCCGCAACGACCACTGAAGGCGCTTCCCCATCCTCGGTCCCCGATGCAGTTGCGGCGACGGCCGACAAGCTGTACGGGGACACCAAGGCGACCGCGACCCAGGGCCAGCAAGCCGCCGATGCGGCCGCTGCTGGTAAGGAACCTGCGCCGGCCGACGCCGCCAAGACCGAGGCACCCGCCGAGGCCAAGGCAGCGCCGGAAACCTACGAGTTCAAGGCACCGGAGGGTCGAGCGTTCGACCCCGAGGTCATCGCCGAGTACTCGAAGGTGGCAAAGGAACTGAACCTGTCGCAGGAAGCCGCGCAGCGCGTCCTCGACTCCGTTGGCCCCAAGCTGGCGGAACGTCAAGCGGCGCAGATCGAGGCCGTTCGCAACGGCTGGGCCGACAGCTCGAAGGCCGACAAGGAGTTCGGCGGCGAGAAGTTGTCGGAGAACCTCGGCGTCGCGAAGCGTGCGCTCGATCAGTTCGGCACCGCCGAATTGCGCGACCTGTTGAACGAATCGGGCCTCGGGAACCACCCCGAGGTGATCCGGTTCATGTACCGCGCCGGCAAGGCCATCAGCGAGGACAAGGTCATCACGGGTGCGGCCGCCACGGCCAAGTCCGGTCCGAAGTCGTTCGCCGATCTCGCCGACGCTCTCTACAGCACCTAACCACCACAAGGAGCCACACCAATGGCAGTTCTCTCCAGCAGCAACCTGACGCTCGCCGACTGGGCGAAGCGCACCGATCCCGAGGGCCGCGTCCCGGTCATCGCGGAACTCCTGTCGCAGTCCAACGAGATCCTCGAGGATTGCGTGTTCAAGGAGGGCAACCTCCCCACCGGCGAGCGCGTCGTGATCCGCACGGGCCTCCCCGCCGTGTACTGGCGCGCCCTCAACCAGGGCATCCCGAACAGCAAGTCCACGACCGCGCAGGTCGATGAGGCGTGCGGCATCCTTGAGGCCCGCAGCGAGGTCGATAAGGATCTCGCCATGCTGAACGGCAACACCGCGCAGTTCCGCCTGTCCGAGGACGTGGCCTTCCTCGAGGCCATGAACCAGACGCAGGCGACCACGATGTTCTACGGCAACCCCGCCATCGAGCCGAAGTCGTTCCTCGGCCTCGCTGCGCGGTACTCGGCTGCCCCCGGCAGCTCGGGCATCGGCCAGAACATCCTCGAGGGCGGCGGCACCAGCACCGACAACACGAGCGTCTACCTCGTGGTGTGGGGCGACAACACCGTCTACTGCCCCTTCCCGAAGGGCAGCAGCGCGGGCCTCATGCACGAGGATCTTGGCGAGCAGACCGTCTATACGCCGTCCTCGGCCGGCGCATCCACTGCGTCCTCGAGCGACCGCATGCAGGCGCTCGTGACGCGCTACCAGTGGAAGAACGGCCTGGTCGTGAAGGATTGGCGCTACGTGGTCCGCATCGCCAACATCGACGTGTCCGACATGTCGGCAGCGAGCGGAACGCAGGCGTCGAACGCGGCTACGCAGCTCATCAAGCTGATGACCCGCGCTCTCTACCGCATCCCGAACATGGGCATGGGTCGCGCCGCGTTCTACATGAACCGCACCGTCCACGGCGGCCTCGCCATCCAGGCGATGGACCGCAGCCAGAACGTCCTGTCCGTGCAGCAGGGTCTGTCGCAGTTTGGCACGCCGTACAGCTGGCTGTCGTTCCTCGGAGTCCCCTGCCGTCGCGTGGACGCCCTCATCAACGCCGAAGCTCGCCTCACCTGATAGGTGAAGGAAGAAAGGAAACCACACAATGATTCTCGACCAGAACCTCCGTCTCGGCAACACCGGGGCAATTACGTCGGCCGCCACCTACATCACCGCGACCAGCGGTACCCCGGATGTCGTTGACCTCCAGAGCGGCACCGCCTACTCGGCCACGGCCAGCGGCACGCTCTACACCGTCGCGCAGGGCACCCAGAACCGCGACATCGGCGAGGGCCGCGACCTCACCGTGATGTTCACCGTCACGACCGCCCTCGCGGGCGGCACGAACGGCACGTTCCAGGTGGTCGCCTCCTCGTCCTCCACGCTTGCCTCGGGCAACATCGTGGTCGGCGAGGTCGGACCCATCACCACGGCGAACC